GTACGGCTGGGATCAAACATGCTTACGTTGCGGGGATAGCTGGTCAGACGGCGAATTGCGCGAGCGACCGTTTGTGCGCGGCTGGCGTCAGAAGTCGATTGATGGCGCGCGTGAATACTTTAAGTCATTGTCACAGAAGACGGCTGTATGACCCCTCAATGGAAAGACGAGCCAGACGCGCCCGGCTTGTGGCTTCGAGTAATTGATGGTCAATCATCAGTCAGCGGTCATCATGTTCAAGATCATGAATGCAACGCAGACTGCTGGGCGGCTGGCTCTCGCTTCTTTGGCCCGATTCCGCCTGATCCTGAATTTACTGGAGGTGAATCATGATGACCGAAGACCAACTGATTGAAGTCCTTCAAGGCGTGAAGGCAGGCCGGAAGTGGGGCATTCGCTACAAATCCTCTGGCGATCTTATAGAGCAGCACAGTCAATGTGTTGATGCGCTGTGTCGGTGTGTACCGCTAAACGACGTAGAGCGCATCGAACTAATACCACTCCCGGAGGAAACAATGTTCAACGGCGTGATGATTCCTGCGCCGCTGCGGGTTGCGCCTGAGATTGGTACGGTTTATTACGTGGCAACCCTTGAGACAAATGAATATAAATACAAGGACGTTTGGCGTGATGACCCAATAGACAGGCGTCGCCTAGAACGTGGGTTAGTCCACCCAACCGCCGAAGCCGCAGCGCGGCATGGCAAGGCGATGACAGTATGAGCGAGCCGACCAAAGAGCAGATTAGCGAGTCTAAATTGCTGATTGCGGAATTGGCGCGCCAGCTCAGCCTTGTAGATCACTTGAGAACACGGGGCGCGCATGCAGGCAAGAATCCGCGCGCTGAAGGTGCCACAGTGAGCACCACATTTCTAATAGCCGCCCAGTTCGGCCCAGTTATTCCGTTGGCTGAAATAGCTGGCTCAATGCTGGGCTTGGATGATGCTCAGGCGAAGCGTAAAGCGGCGCATGACGAACTACCTATCCCTGTATTTCGGAATGGGCAAAAGGGGCCATGGTTGGTCAGGGCGACCGACCTCGCGGCATGGTTTGACAAATGCGCCGAGGAAGCGCGGGAAAGGATGGTAGCGTGAATGATCGCCCAGTAATGCTAGGGCCTGTAGCTACAAGCCAATACCCGACTTCCGCATGGAGCAGTGTTCCGAAGGAAGTTGACTTCTGCGAGATTTGGAAAGTATGCGGCTCAACAGTTGAAAAGCATATCGATAAGCACCCACAATGGAAGGTGTACTGCGTGCTGTATTTTGAGGGACTAATGCATGGTGCCGAGCTTACCCAAAAGCGTCTTGCAAAGCCCGTTAAAGCTGTTGATAAATCAACGTGGAGAGACTAATCCCGATGCAACGACTCAGGCTTGATGTTCGCGTACCTCTTGAGGCTAGACCAGTCCCGATGCCCGCTGACAATGGCTACCTGTTCAATTGAGTAGCCGTCCTCGAACATCAGAGAAATACCGTGGTGCCTCAAGTCATGAAAGGTTATGTCCACCAGCTTGCAATCGTCGCGGGCGCGCTCCCATGCCGCTGCAACGCTGTTTTGTTTCCACGGGAATATCAATTCGTCGATTCGCGGTTGTCGCATGACAATGTCAAAAGCGACACCAAGCAAGGGCACTACGTCGTCATGTTTTTTAGAGGGATGCTTTCGCCCGCGAACGATGATCGTGCGCTTCTCGCTGTTCAGGTCATCCCAGCGCAGCCGCATGATTTCACCCTGACGGAGTGGGCAGGCAATTGCGAATTCGACGATCTCCCGAATCGGGATATCCGACTTACCGGAAGTACGTTGCCAATACGCACACAGTGCATCCCATTCACCCGAATGCAAGCGCCGTTCGCGGTGGTTGGACTTGCCTACCAACTGGAGTTTTTTGAGCGTGTAGCCAGCCTCCTCGAATGCAGCCGTAGTGATCGGCAAGCCCCACGCCGGTTTAGCCATGCCGAAAACACCGCGCAGATAGATAATGTCCTGTTGTACGGTAGCGGGCGACGCGCCATGCGCTTGCCGTCGGGTACAGTGGGCAACGATGTCTTTCGCCTCAAGTTCGCTGGCGACCAGATCGGACACTGGGCAACCAAGCAAAAAATTCAGCGTGTCGCGCTTGGTACGTCCGAGCGGTTTGATCGGGTCAACTTCGATGATGTACCGTTTGATGAGGTCTGCAATCGTCGTTTTGTCGCGGATGAACTGCGCCCGGCGCTTCGGGTCATCCAACGCCGCTTCCACATTGCGCGCCCACGCCTGTGCGTCCCGCTCGCTGGTGAACGACTTGCTGCGACTAACCGTCTTACCGTCAACTACCCGCCGTACAATCGCTTGCCACGGTTTCGCACGGCCCGCGCGTTGCCTGATCGTCGCCATACCCGCCCCTTATTCTGGTCACAGTCGCGGACACAATTTGGTCACGCGACTGGTCACACTTTGGGCGCGAGAATAACCCAAAATACACAGAAATACGCAGGAATACTACAATGCAAATGGGTAGGGTTTACCAGTGGCACTAGAGGGAGAAGCCCGCACAATGGGGATGTGGCGACTCACGACCGCCCCGATGATGGATCGGGGCTAGCGATGGAAATACAATCGCAAAATCAGCGCGTTACGCCGGTTTAACTGAATTGGTCACAGGAGAAACAGTATGAAACTCTGGCTACTACGCCCGGTAAATGATCCCGGCCTTATTGTTCGTGATAGTCAAAACGCATGATTGACCAGCCAGAAACCCGCTGTAGAAATTGCAAGTATTGGGGCGACGGCAAAAGCGATCCCGGTCACGATCCTGAATATGGCGAAGTTCCCGGAACTGCGAAATGCAAGCGAGTTGTTGAATTCTGGCTTGCCACAGAGTGGGTAAAAGACAGCGACTCACGCGCACTAAAGCCACAATTTGCCGACAGACTTGCTTTTGCCAAGGATGCCAGCGATTGCTACGCATCGCTCTGGACGCTGCCGGATTTTGGGTGCGTGCAGTTTGCGGGAAGAGAATGAAGCTAACCAAGCATTTCAAAGAGTTGAATTTTACGGTTGTGGTGACAGTTGACGGGTTGCGCGCACACTTTGTTGTTTACGAAATCGACGGGTACGGCGAGGGCGCGAATAAAGGTGTTTATGACGTACCTTTCTGGCACAAAGCAGGCTCAAAGAGCTACCCTGATCCTGTTGATACCATAGAGGAATCAGAGCCGTACCTGCATGGCGCCGTATGCTCAACCGGGTGCAGCGATTGGCACTTCGACGAACAGGATCGAATAATGCTGCATGCCTGCCAGCGCGAAGGGCTGGAAAGATTTGGCAAAATCATGGCTGCTTGTTGGGATTGGGCGGGCGAACTTTTGCCGTCTTGGAGCGGATAAAGATAATATGAACAAAAATTCAGGAGCTGCCGACGCCATGAAGCGTGTGATTTTATTTTCCAAGTGCGGCCAAGTGATGGCTACTTATGGGCGCGTTGGCGAAGCGCTTGTCCGCACTCCTTTTTGGCATACCGCCATTGAGCTAACCGAGGATGATAACCTGAATGTGGTCAGCGTAAAATTGCTGCCGCCCACAACTACCGCCCACAAGCCCGCAGCAAGTCAGTAAGACCGTCTACAGCGGCCTGTAGCGCCACAATATCAGCATCCTTGCGGTGGATGCACTCTACTGCGCCTGTACCGTGCGGGCAGGGTGTTAGGCGTTGCGGCTTGTCCGGTATGGTCGTCACGCAGGATCGTGTAACCGGCACTTCTACCGTGCGGGTTGGCATGAGTTCGCACCCGGCCAGCGCGAACAGGAGACAGATAATTGATTTGTTCATCGCGTCTCGTGGTTAATCAGGTCGATTACGCGCTCGCACTCGGTATCGCCTTTTGGCTGATAGTTCATTAGCTCTTTGATGCGCTTGTCCGCTGCTACCTTTCTGGCGGCGTTGTCTTTCACGGCCTGAGCTAGTGCCTTGTCAGTTTCTTTTGAAGCGGCTTCAATCTTTTTGAATGCCTCACGCTGCGTCGCTAACAGGGCTTCAGCATCTTCCGCGCGCTTGGTGATACTTTGTACCTCCTTATCGCGCTGCGCCCGCCCTTCGGCGATTAGCGGGGCTGCGATACGCACCCGCCATTCGTGGTGGATTCCCCACGCCAGAAACAGCGATGCGATAGCGCCGAGTGTCCAGCGGTTAAACAGGAGCGGCAGTGCGCTCATGTTGGCTGCTTCTCGGAAGTCGCCACGGGAAAACACTGAACTGTTATCGTCGCGCTTGGATATTCAGCGCGTAACGCTGCTCGCTTTGCCGCTGCGCTCTCTTGGCAGGCTTGGTAATCTGCCTGCAATTTCCAGTCAGCCAAGCCGCTTACCTTGTTTTCGCTCACACCCGTGACGGCTAAAAACAGCAGCACCCATGCAATATTCATGGCGCGTCTTTCTTTTTCAGCAGCGCCGCAATCTGGTCAGACACGTAGCCGGACATGTTGAGAATCGGCCCGTAAAAGTGTGCGCCGATAACAGCGCTCACGACACACAACAGAATGACTATGATGATTTCAAACATGGGGAGACAACCTTTTTAGCTGTGACCTAAGCGCAGAATTTTCCATATTGGCAATATGAACCTCTAGCGAAAGTCGGTTAAGTTTCTCGTCGTTTTCAAATAACTTCTTTTCCATCGCCCAGCGCCGCAGCATCGCATCGTGAGCGATACAAAACAGCACCACGCACCCCGTAACCAGCATCGCAATCGCTAAGCCGCACGACATAGCGCCGCCTCTGCGTTGCGTCGTCTGACTTGCCACCCGTTGACGCGCAAATGCCCGTCAATCCGCACCTTGTCATACAGCGTCAACAAGCCGCATGCAGCATCTGGTTCGCCCGCATTGAATTTCGCTAGCGCCGACGATCGGCAGAATGCGGGTACACCGATGTTGTAGGCAAGGTCGAGAAAAGCTATTTCCTCGTTGGCTGTTGGTTGCAGCGTCAAGCATTTGCGAATATCACGATCAAACTCTGTGACTTCCTCACGGAACCATTTTTCGCACTGTTCGGCTGTAGCCGTATCACCCATGCGCACGCCTTTTGTGTGGCCCCGGCATATCGTCGGTACGCCCGCAATGTCCAAGTAGGCTTGATAGCGAATGCCTTCCCATGGGGCGATGAACGCCAGCGCTGCGCTGATAACAGCAGCGCTCGCGACGCCGCCTATCGCTGCGCGCTTGGTATTGCTAACAGGCTTCGGCACTTCTGTTGGCACCGACAAGGGTTGCGGCTTGTTGAACAACGCTTTGACCCAATCGAAGCCGTTCACTTCGTCGCCTCGTCTTTGTGTAAAGAGGGCTGATACACCACGCGCAACACCACGGCAGACAGATACAGCGGCGCACGAATTGCGGCATACCAGCCGGGCGGCGTGAAGCTCACAATCAGTGGTAGCCACTCATTGATAGCGTCTAGAATGCCGAGCACCAGCGTGGCACGAACTGACCACGATGCCCACAAGACTAGCTTCCAGTCTTCAATGAATTTCATTTAGCCCTCGCTTTTTGTTTCAAAAAAGCGACCCTTGCGCCATAGATAAAAGCGACGCGCCGCCTTGTAACAAATGTGCCCAATGGTCGTGCAGAAAACAAGGAACGCAGTCCAAGGCACCCACGGGCCATGCACGATAAAGTCATTCATGTAGCCTAGCCATGCGACTAAAAAGCCCCATTCCATCGTGGCAATAGATTTATCCAACATACTATTTTTCTCATCCATATTGAATTCCTAGGTTGGCCCCAAAGCCTGAATCGCAGCCACGCGCGAGTAGCCGCCGTTGGCCGCGTGAATCAAAATACGAACTGCGGTTGTGGTGACGTTGACCGGCAGTCGCGACATGGCGAAACCGAATCCAGTAATCGTGCCGCCAGCAAACGTGACAAATGATGTGCCGTTGTAGTACTGCCATTCAAACGATGTCGGGTTGTACAGTGTGGCTACGTCATAAATGCTCGTCTCGCGAATGCTGGTGTAGTCATCGCGGAGAAAGTAGCCGACTACTTCGGTAATCGGCTTTGCGCTGGCGAATGACACTTGCGCCCACTGATCGAATGACGTGGTACTGGACACCCAAATGTTCCCGCCCGTGTTGCTCGCCTGTAGGTTACCGTCGTTCAGGAAGTTCGCGCCGAATCCGGAAAGTGCGCTAGATACAAAAGCTGATCCGCCGTTGGCTGTTAGCGCCCAGTCGGTTTTTGCCTTACTCCCGGCGACACCAGTCATTGTTACGCTGCAATCACGCACAACGCGCGACCCGGAAACAAGCGACTCGATAGCAACAGTATTCGGTAGTAGCTCCCCGATAATCGGGTCTTCATAGCTCGGTATCGCGCCAGCAGCAGACCTCGGTGTTACCTGAACGGATAGCCGCTTTAAATATCTATTTTTCAGCGTCGTAACAACCATGCCGGAAGCACTAGTAGTTGCTACAAAATCTTCCGCGACAACCGGAAGTGTTGCAGTTATGACGCAACCCGTCATGTCATAAATCGGGTCGCCTGCCGCTACGCGCGTTACGAACAATCGTATGTATCGAGCCGAAACGATAACCGACCCGCCGGTCTGTTGTGACGACGAAAATATTCCATCCTCAAGGGCATATTGCAGAAAAGCGCGTTGTGTTGGGTTGCTTGCCAAAAATGAAGCAAGCGTAGAAATCGTTACACAAAAAGGCTCAACCGAACCAAGATCATAAACCTTGAATCTGGTATTGAATAACGTTACAGATGCCCCGCTTGGCGGTTGATCGGCCACGGTAGACGAGCCGAACGCAATTTGCCCGTTTGTAGTTTCTATGTACTTCCAGTATTCGTCTTGAATGGTGGACGTTTGCACTACTGCAATAGTGTCAGTCATGTACGGGCCTCCGGCCTGAGTGATGGAACTGATAGCGCGCACGACGCAGCGATATTTCGCTGGGGACAACAGAAAAGGCGTAATGCATTCCGGCTCCGGTGATAGTGTTTCGTATACCTTCGCGGAAGACGAGACACCAGCGTCATCATCAGTAAAAGTGAAAAGGTAGCCAGCCAAATACGGCCACGTTGACGCGGTGCATGTCGCTTTTATTTTTGACATCGGCGAAGCTGTAGCCGCGCTTGTTGCCACAACTTCAGTGAGCGTAAGACCAGTAATTGCCGGGGGCGCAGCAAACGGGTCTGGCATTTGAGTATCGGGATAGGTCGGCGTTGTGGTGTAGGTGTTGCTGTAGGCGGCGGGGTCATACTCCTGCCAAACCGTATCGACATACCCGAGTCTGTCCGGTAGCGTCTGTGACAACAGGCGCATCTGTTTTGCAGTGAAAATTCCGTAAGTAATCGGGCGCACATCACCAACGCGCAAGCCTAGCCCCGCTTGCTTCATGCGGAACTTCATCCCTAAATCTTCGACATAGAAATGGTTTCGTCTGGTGATCGCGAACCGCAACGCTTGATCGTATGACGTTGCGCCGTGCAGCGGAATTTCACTAACGCGCCTTGTCTCCCCGCTAGGGATTGCTGGCATATCGGCGGCGACAGGCGCTACACGCGTCACCCACGGCGCATGTGGATTATTTGGGTGCGGGAATGTGTAACGGCAGGTGACGACGTTAGGGCGGTTTTCTAGCGGTATCCCGTCGTATGAAAACGAGTTAGCCAGAATGTCAGCGCTGGTGATCGCAGCGCCGGGCGTGGCGGGCGCGTCCATAACAAACGAGTAGGAGCCAGCGTCAGGAACCACATAAAAACTACCGTAGCTCGCCAGTACCTTGATTACCGAATTGGCGGGCGCGGAGTCCTGTAGCACCATGTTCACGGTGAAGCGCTTACCGCCGCCTAACAGTACATCGTCAGAGTAATTAGCCGCTGCGTCAACGGTCGCCAGCGCCGCAGATGACATTGCGCCCGCGCCGATTCCGAGCGTGGAATCCGTCAAAAAACGAGCGGTCACGACTGCCGGGTTGTTGCTGTATTTCCACGTTGACGGCGAAGCGAACGATTGCGTGTTGTCACGATGATCGAAGCTCTTGAGGCCGCGAACTACCGCATTGATCGGGCCGATGTTCACCGGGTAGCCCGGAGCCCAGCCCGGCGGGTAATACCGTTGCGGGAGGATGATCGATGTCCAACACACGCCCGTTAGTGGATTGGTGAATGAACCAAGACCAATGCCAGCGAGCAACGTAGCCAGTGTGGAATCAACGGTTGTTTGATCGCCCAAATGATGCACAACCGTTGCCCCTGCGGGTAATGCTGCATCATTCATGGATAGCGTTTCTATCGCGTCGTAACCTTCCGGGCCAGAACGCCCCCAAAAGCAAAACACATAGATCGAATCGGCGTAGCGTGTGGCGAATGGAACAACTGCGCCAACCCGACAGCGGCCAATGATGATGCGCGCCATTTCGTCGCGGCCCGCAACGTTTAGCTGTGCAGCGCGCGCATCACTGGTCGTTACCTTGTGGTCATTAATCGTTGCGGGCGTAATGACATTGGGGATCAATCCACCCGGCCCTTTTATCGGCCTAGCCGGGGGCGCAACAGGTTGAGCGAGCGTCATCATTCGCGAAGTACGCTCACTACCTCCCACAGTCTGCCGTCAATACGGGTGACCGTGGGCGGTTTCACCCACTTGGTGGTTTTGGTTGATCCATCTTCAGGCCAGACGAACGTAATCGCGTTGCCGGGGACTGCGTTCGCAATGTAGCTGGCGTCGATTGCCTCATATTCGGCCCACGTACATCCGTGACTAATCAAAGTCCATTCTCGCTTCGGGGCGCCACGCGAGACAAGATAAAACGAATTGTCAGCAATATCGACCTGTTCAACTGGGTGTATGGTGACTGGCCCGGAAGAATTGGAGAAGCCGACGTTCGGTAATGGATAAGCTGGCATTATTGGATCACTGCTCTAGGGGTTAGGGTGAGCGTGGTTTCGCCCCACTGAATTTCAGTGAGCGAATCGACGAATAAAACATCGGGAAGAATGCTGCTCAAGGTGCCGGGCGGGATGGCTCCATTCGTGGCGATCTTCGCTGAAATTTGAACGGAGTAATCACGCGACGATGAGTAGTTGTCACCCACAAAAGCGGGCGCTTGAACCGGGTCAGCCGCAGCAAGTGCAGAGCGGTCAGCAACCCAAATTTTTATGGGCCGCTGCGTCACCTTTTGTGAGACGCACAACGCGCCGAATGCGCCTTGCGGGTCAGCAAGATCAATCGTTACCGGGCCGTCAATCGAAGCATCAAACTTGATTCCGGAAATGCTCATTGTGGCTTCAGCCCACGTAAAGCCATTCCAAGAAACCGTAGGGCCAGAGCACAACCGAAGCGGAGTAGTGAATCCGATTTCACAAAACCAGATAGGCTGTACTGCCGTGTTGTTCAGCGCATTCGCGTGCGCAGTGGTTAGTGTCGGCATTAGTTGCTCGTCACTTCCCCGCGCGCCGTGCCATTCAACAGGTCAACGGTGACGGTTACGTTTTCTTGACGTGGAGTTTGTGCAGCGATTAGGTTGGTATCGGCTGCGGCGCTTTGCTTGGTCGCTGCGCTCATTTGAGCGTCAGCTACCTCCGTCAACTTCGCCAATAGCGCAGCCTGCCCGTCTGCATAGGCTTGCTTGTTGTCCGCAGAAAGTTGCGCGATACGATCCTCAAGATCGCCGCGCAACTGTTGCAGTCGGCTAATCTGTTCGGGGACGGACGCTGCGCGCTGCTCTGGTGTCAACAGACTTTGCGCCTGTGAAACATCGCCCAAGATGCGCTGTAACATCTGTTGAATCTGCAATGGATCATTGGACTTTAGCGCGCTCGCGGCAAGCTGGTCGGCTTCGTTTTGAAGGAATGCGTACTGTCCGCTAGGGTCGAGTACGCTCATTTGCAGCGTTCTAATCGAATCATCGAACATTCCGCCCATTGCGGCTTTCACTTGCTGCAACTGCAATTCCATCTGTACCGCAGCGCTCTGGAAACCGGCCATACCGCTTACCAACAAGCCGAGCGCGTTGGTCGCATCAGGCGCAACATCCAAAAGCGCATGTAGGCCGCTTTGCTGCGCTTTCCATGCGTACAAAACACTGTTCGATTGCTGGTCTAGCGCTGCCTGAACATCGTGCGACATGGTGCTGCCGAACTTGCTGGCTGCGGTGGTCGCTGCGTCAACAACGGCGCGCATCTGCACGAAATCAGATACGAACTTCATTAGCTGGTCAGCGGTGCCAGCAAAGCCGCGAATAGTGGCGGCTACCTTGGCGTTGATTGAATCGAACGCCGTACCGTAGCGCTGTTGCAGCGCGGCTTTTGTGGCAGTCTCTATGCCTGTTGCATCAAGATTTTCCCAATGCGTTGCGTTTTGCAGGTTTTGGATATTCTGCTTAACGGTCGCAAGCGTGTCCGGCCCTAATAGGCCAGCCACTTGAGTATCAATCGTTTGAATGGCTTTACGCAGCGCATCAAACTTAGACTGGTCAACGGGCGTAGAAATATCAAACGCACCCAGTGCCGATTGCGTGAAGTGGCTTGCCGGGTTGCCGACGCCTACGACACTGTTGTCAATCTTGAAACCGGGCTTGCGGTCAAACACACCAAGCGCCGACAAAACAGCGATGACACCGCCAACAATCGGCACCGCAGCGCCAAGCGCCCCCGCGAACCCGCCGAGCGCAGAGATCGCGCCACCTAGCCCACCTTCCGCGAAGCCGGTCAGCGCGTTGCCGATTGCGCCCAATGGCGAAAGCATGTTGGCAGAGAACGCAGTACCGGCGCTGCCGAACAAGCTGGTGAAGCCGCCAATGATGGAATTTTGCAATCCAGCGAACATGCTGGAAAGCCCGCCGCCGCTGCCAAGCAACGAATTCAGCAGCCCGCCACCCGCACCGCCGCCACTACTGCCACCAAACAAGGAACTAAGCAGACTGCCGCCGACGTTTGCCGTCCCGGTTTCTACGCCTAGGCCGATATTGAGGATGTACTTCGTTGTTAGCTGCGCAGCAAGGTCAGCGAAGAATTTCTTAACGACGCTCCACAAATTCCCGAATGCCGAGCGCCCATGTTCAAACAAATTTGAGAAGAACGAATTGGCCGAAGCCTCAATACCTTTCCACGCCTCATTCAGGTCAGTAGCGGCTTTCTTGCTGGCGATGACTGCCTCTATCCCGTCGCGCTCTGCCTGCACCAGACCAAGTTTGATCGCAATCGCATCCTGAGCCAGCGCGTTACTCTTGCGCTGTTCAGCCGTCATGCTTTCAAGCGAGTCACGCTGAAGCCGGTCTAGCTCTATCGTGAGCTTGCGAATCTCCGCCTCTTCTTTCGCGCGAGCATTAAGCACATCCTGTTGCTGCTGCGTCTTGCCGATTAGCGCAAGCTCTAACTCACGGGCGCGCTTCGCCTCGTCGATATTGTTCGCGTAATCCTCAAGGCCGCGAACCGTGGCTTTGTTACCGTCTTCGATTGCCTTAAATTGCTGCTCGATTCGGTCAACGCCCGCACGTAGCAGGGCATTACGCTTATCTTCGACGCCCGCCAGCTCACGCGCAATCGGCCCCAGCTTTTCATACTCCGAGATGTACGCCTGTAGCAGTTTCTTTTTGTCGTCAGAAACGTTGAGCGGGTCATCAATCGGCCCGATTTTCTTACTGATCGCAGCAAGATCGGTCGTTAGCTGTAAGTACTTGGCTTTCGCATTCGCTTCAAACGCATCAAGCGATGCGAGTTGGCTACTGGTGATCGCGTTAGCAAGGTCAGTACCGCCGAATTTTTTGAGTGCGTCCTCAAGTTCGGCAAGCTTCGCCTTTGCTGCGTCCTCGTTGATATCGAACGCAATCTGGATGTTCTTTTGCGTGAGCGCTGCGAGCGCTTTTAGCAGGCCCGCGAGTTGGTCGGTAGCGGTTGCCGCCGCATCGCCCAGCCCTTCGATTTGGGGGCGCGCCTTTTTAGAAGACCCCTCTATTTTTTCGGCTGATGCTGCAAACTGAGCGCTAAACCTGTCCGCGAGCCTGTCGTATGCGAAAGCGCTGGCAATTTTTTGCTGAGTCGCGTAGGTAGTTTCCGCGACTTTTTCCAGCGCCCCTTTTATGATTCCGGGGACTTGTGAATAGTTGCCCTTTATGACCGCTACCGAAGCATCTGCAATTCCAGAAAACACCGACATTGCAGACGTGGCAAAGCCAGAAAACCCAGCGTACACAGATACAAAAACACCCCACAAAGCATGCAGTGTGTCGATAAGGTGCCCGACACCGATAACAGCAGTTTGCGCCCAGCTTTGAATGCTTCCGTCAGCCGCAGCCTTCTTTGCCGCGTCAAGTGTGCCGTTAGTCTCTGTCTGCATTTTCAGCAATACAGTCACCACGTCATCTAACACCGGCACTAACTCAGAACCAACAATCTTTTTCCATGCCTGCTTAGCTGCCGTCAACCGCTTGATGTTTTTCTCAAGGTTGTCGGCTTGCTGCGTCTGCTCTGCCGTTACAGTTACTAACGCCTCTCCCATTTCGGCAAGGTCTTTCATGACCGGGAGTAGTTGCGCGCCCGTCTTGCCGAAGATCAACTGTGCCGCTGCCGTCTTGCCTGCGCCGTCTGCATAGCCAGCCATCGCCGTAGAAATGCGTTTAAACATTTCGTCGGTGCTTAAGCCTTGCAACTCGTTGACTGACAGGCCGATTGCGTTTAGTGCTTTTTCGGTTGACGCGCCGCCCGTTTCTACGTTCTTGGCAAGCTTTGTCATGCCGCCAGAAATTGCATCAATCTCAGTGTTAGACAACTTCGCGGCTGCGCGAATCTGAGACAGCCCTTCAACAGTTGCGCCGGTTATTTCTGATAGTTGCTGTAGCCCCGCCTGTGCGCGCATCGCATCTTCCGCAAGGCCGTACAGAAACTTACCAGCACCGACAACCGACAACCCAATACCAATACCGGCAAGCGCTTTTGCAGCGCCTTCCGCATAGCCCTTGATCGAACTCATTGCGCCGGATACCGTCGATTTCGCGGCGTCCATATCCGAGCGCAAGCGGGCAACATTTGCCGCCATTTCGATGGTTAATTGAGCTACGGTTGTCACTCTTTAATCACAGTCCTGTGTTGTCTTAACGAGGCCATTAACTGGCTACTTAATTTCGCGCGGTCAAAATCAACGTTGCCGTATGGAGGTGGTGCGCCATGGGTTTCACCGGCGCGCAATGCGGCCAAGTAGCTGCCAGACATTTCGCGTATAGAGGTGAATTCCCATTCAGCAAGCGAGCGATTTGTGCAGCGTTTCCACGCGTCAATCTCGCAACTGCTTAGGCGTGTTGGCCCCATAGCGCCACCCTCGAACATTCCGACTTCTTGCCACATTTCCACTAAATAGAAACAAGGCTCAACATCGGGAAGCTCGACGGATGAGCCGCTACCTACGATTGATTCAAGGCGCGTGACCGACTTGCTGTCGTCGTCGCTGTCCTTGTCTTTTTTGGGCGTTGAGTGAAGCCAGCCAAGCTGACTGGCGTACAGGTTTAGGGCGTCTCTGCACCCTTGAAAAAATTTGCGCCGTTACTCACTGCGGCGCGAACCTGATCGGCCATGTAGGACAGATGCGGCTCTCGGTAGATCGCCTCAATGCCGCCCTCGTAATCGAAGTTGATTACGCGCTTGGTGATAGAGAGAAGGAATTTGACATCTGCGTCCTGATCCTCTTTTTCCTTGCGCATGCCCTTGATGTTGAGCGTGTTTTGATAGCGGCGAACGCTCTCCCGCGAAAGAGCGTCATTCGCCTTTTTGTACTCCTCAGTTGCAGGGCCGTACACCTCGAAACTGACGCGCCCGGCGTCGGTCATTGCCGGTTCGCCATTGGGTAGATCAATGTCGACAATCGTGGTGTCGCGCAAAAAGAACGAAGAAAATTTGTTGGTATCAGTCATACTTACCTTGCTTGGTGATACCCGGCCAATGCCCAAGCATTTGACGCATCAGCCGAGTTGGTTAGGCCAGAATTAGCCGGTTAAACTTCGACGATGCCTACACCCGTGCTTGACGTGGTGATAGCGATATCAATAGACGCAGAATCAATGTCGTCAACACCGCCCATGTTGGTAGTGAATCCAGTAATCAGCCCTTGGAAATACTGAATCAGGCCGGATCCTTGATGCCACAATTTGACCGAGTAAAGAGAATTCACGATCAAGCCAGCTTTAGCCAGCGTTTGACCAGCGTCAGAAGAATCAACGCCGATATCGGCGCTGAAACCGCCTTCGTCAAATGAGCCTTTAAGCTTTTGGGTAGCGCTGCTGCCTATCGGCTTGTGCAGAGTTACCGTGTACTTCCGTCCGAGCGGGCCGACTTTGATAACTTCGCCCAATGTCGTATAAGTCAATGCGGCATAGCCTGCCGAATTGAAAGTTGCCGGGACACCTGCGGACAGCGCAAGAGTTGTCCCGGCGAGTGTTTTGACTGCCATGATTTCACCTCGTTAAAACCGCTCTCGCGGGGTTGCTCCCGTTTCGCGGGAATAAAAAAACCCGCCGAAGCGGGTTGTTTAGTTTCGAGTTGAGAGCTACTCAACCCAATAAATTCGATAGTCGTCTGGTTTAGTCCACGCAAGCGTCATTGCGTCCTTGCTCGCCGGGCCTTTGTTATCGCGTCGGCTAGAAATAATCAGCTTCCCGCCGACCGTTATTTGATGTTTGAAATCCATCAAATTAGTAAGGGCTACATGCACGGCTTCGACTTCAGCGAATGTCAGCGCGTAAGGGTTGAACTGAACGCGTGACCACATTTTTTGTGGCCCAGTCTGATACGCAATGACCGGATCGGGCACGTCACTTAAAATTGTGTAAGCGAGATTCGGATAACCCGCAGATTGCGGCAACTCATGCAGCGCTACACGATTTCCAACAAGCGCCGTAATACTTGGATCGGTCATCCATGCTTCAATGATGCGCTCCATGCTCATTTTTTGGCAAACTCTTTCGGGATTCTCACGGACAAATAAGTCTCAACTGCCTCCAGTGCATCATGCATCTTGTTGTCAAATGCGCGGCGCATGAAGCCCGTCGGCTTCACGCCGGGATGAACAATCAGGTCACGCATTATGCCTGCGAAAAACAGGCTTTTTGCACCCCTTGGCCGTATCTCATACGGCGCGCGTTTTGAGCGTGTGCCCGTGCCTGAATAAAAACTACCTGAACCAAATTCGATAATGTGCGAGTACCACGCTTCAGGATTACCGGCGACCACCTGACCGCGAACCCATCCGTACTTTTTGTGCTTCGCCTGAAATCGGACACGAATACTTTTTCTCAATGCACCCGTCTTTTCGGGTGCTAACGTTTCCGCCTCGTCCCGGATAACGGTTAAGCCCGCGCGGATTGCGCCGCGCATCACATTGGCTTCTACATTGGCCGGGAATTGCTGTAACTGACGATAGAACTCGTCTAGCCCGGCAATGGAGACATCGTCAGCCATTATTCAGTAGTGGATTCTTCACCTTGTGCGGGCGCTACCTCTGCAATCCATCCGGCGCGCAAACCCATTTCAATGAGCCGCTCTAGGGTGATTTCCACTTTCTCACCTTGCTCAAAATGCATCACGCCGCCGTCATGTGGGAAATCGAATGTCGTTAGTACGGTGTACATGCTTTATCCTTGGTTAAGGCCGCGCGAACAGCCTATGTGTAGTTCAATCTTGCGGCCGTCAGGGTCAATCGGCGGCATCAGGTTGTATATGACGCCACCACACACTGCGCGGTGTTTCCCCTCGATACCAGCGTGATAACGAATCTTGATTCGTGTTGATACTTCCGAATTGATTGCTTGCGCGGCGATCATTTCGCGCATGCTCAAATCTTTCACTTCGCCCCAGCAGGCATAGAACGTATTCCACGTCTGCGGCGGTTGCCCGAATGCGTCTAGGCCAGCATCACGGGCCTGAAATTCAACCCAGCGACGTAGCGAGCCTGCGTTCATATTGTCCACGTCCTGTTAGTGTCTAACAGACTCTTTACGCCTAGCGGCAACTCAATCATTGAGCCGCGAACTTCCATCACTGCGGAGCGCTCTTCAAACATGTGACCTATCAGCAACAGCATCGCAACACGTACCGTCGGGTCAATAGTCGTAGTACCAGCAACATAGCGAACCTTAACCGCGTTTGCGGCATCTAACGCTACCGGCCACTCCGAACCATAAGCACTAACGCACCATGACAGATGCGAGTAATCGTCCAACACATAACCACTAGTCGATAGCGTCTGCTCTACGCCGTTCACGTCTGCGTATTTAACGGAAGTGATCGACGTTGCCGGAGACATAGGCAATTCAATCGGGCCATCCGGGAATGCATCCAATGCAAGCTCGAACGTCTGTGGCCCGATTGCGCGCTGCGTGTACTGCTCGCAATACTGTCGAGCCGCTTGGATGTAAATCGAAATCAGCGAATCTTCATTTGTGTCAGTTACCCGGCACTGCGCCCGCGCCTCCGCCAGCGTGACCGGTTCTTGTGCGACCGGGGTAATTAATTTCAGTCCCATGACTTACCTTTTTGACCGCTGAACGTTTGACCTGCCCCTTACCGACTGATTCACCCGTGAGTAGCCGCTTGCAGCGCGACCAACGGCAGAGCCGTAAACGACGTACACCGTAGACAAATTGCCCTGACGCTGTTGCATGGCAAGCCACGACAACGCCGTTGAAATATTGGAAAAAACTGTGCCCTGTGCCAGCGCTACCGGCTGCCCGGTAAGGCGCGCAATGATGCTTGCCGCAAGCGCACCCTGTGACATTGCAGCGCTTGCCGAACTCAACGATGTAGCGACACTACCCGCCAGCAAGCCCTGTGAAACTGTGACCTGTTGCGTCGCAAGTGGTGACGATTGCGTTACGCCCAATGCGCCCGTTGCCAGCGCCGACTGAGCGCCCGTGACCTGAACGCTATTCGCCGTACCTAACAAGCCCTGACTGATCGTCACGGCCTGCCCTAACAACTGCACTAATATGGCCTGCGACGGCGTTAATGTGCCCTGCGACCCGGCAAGTACATTGCCGGATAGCGGACTCGCCAGCAGCGCCGACAAGTTGCCTATTGAAAACGCCGCCGACTGCCCACTAACTGGCACCGCCGATGCGGCCACCATGCCGCCCTGCGAAAGTGAGCCGACCTGCCCCGACATGGGCGATGCAACAACCGATGCAACCGCACCCGCTGCCAGCGACTCACTCTGACCGGCTAGCGCCTTTGCATTTGCCGCAGAAAGCGACCCTTGCAACACGGACATCGCTTGTCCAATCAGTTGCACTAGCACCGCTTGCGACGGCGTTAATGTGCCCTGTGACAACGTCTCGGACTGCCCGGCGATAGACGTGCTACCCGATGCTGTTAGCGCGCCCTGTAGGGCGGTTTCCTCCTGCCCTGATAGCGCTTTCGTTGCGCCCGGAACCAACACGCCCGCTGAATTTGTTTCTAACTGCCCTAGCAGGGCGGTTGCAGCGGATACGCCTACTGCGCCCTGTAAAACTGTGACCGCCTGCCCGATCAACTGCACCAAGACGGCAGATGACGGCGTTAACGTACCCTGTGACAGCGACGCCAGCAATCCAGAAAGCGGCACTGCATTGGCCGCGCTTAGCGAGCCTTGAGGGAGCGACGCCGACTGACCCGCAATCGGCGAACTGCTCAAAGCAACTAGCGCGCCCTGCGCCAATGTGTTTTGCTGGCCCGATACCGCGACAGCGCCCGATGATCCTAACGACCCTTGCGAGAGTCC